ATCTTTTAACATTTGCACACGCTCACCTAATATCAGAGGACATCGCCCAGAGACTATCTGTCTTTTTGCAAAATCCGCTATGGCAGCCAAGTAATCTTTATTCTTGCAAAGTTGGTTCAACTGGCGCGACCAGTCTCTTTTCGGATCGATTACTGGAAACCGGAAGTCTGTGCGTTTAATTTGAACTACTGGGTCTTGTAACTGCCTTGGGTCGCGAGCTTCTACCATGTATGGTGAAAAATAGTCTGCTAAGAATACATGCTTACCATCTTTGCGTTTTGGGGTGGCTGAGATTCCTATCTTTATTTTAGCGTTAAGTGAGTTAAGAGCTGTTGAAAACATCTCAGCAGGGCAGAGATGAGCTTCATCAACAAGCACAGCGGAAAACTTGTCTTTCAGCTCATCTCTTCTGTTATAAACTGATTTATAGATGCCTACAGTAATATCTTGTACATCAAATAATCCATCACCAATTTTACCTATTTTAGCTGTTGGTAGTTGCCTCTCTAATTCTTCAATCCATTGACGAAATAAAAGCTTTGTGTGAACCATTACAAGTGTTTGAGTGTTATTCTTTGATATTATCTCACACCCTGTAAATGTTTTACCCCAACCACAAGGGGCTTGTAAAATACCTGATCTAGCTCTACCTCTACTAAAAAACTTGTCTACTACTTCTTGTTGTTCCCACCGCAGCTTGCCCGAAAACTTATGGGATTCTTCCATTGGAACAAAGTTTCTCTGGTCTTCAATTTCTTCCCAATCAAGTTTGTGGTATGAGTTTGACGGTACAATATAGTATTCATCGTCTTCTGAGATGGTGGAGAGAAATTCATCTCCATTGTCATAGGTATATAATTGCAAAAGTTTATCTGCATCTTCAACATCTTTCTTTTTAATATAAATTTTATCTGCGATTAGAATATTTTTTACTTTGGCTTTGTTCATAGTAAAATCTTCTTTCTAACGTTCACGTCTTTGTTATCAATAGTAAACTGTTTAATATACCACTCATCATTTATACTAATCATCACAGCGTAGAGTGACTCAATATCAAAGGAAAGCTCTTCTTGAGTTGGAACGTGAAAAGGGTAGGATATTTTATTTATCCAGATTAAATTGTCTACAGTTTTAACCACTTTTCTTTTTATAGAAGTGTGATAGCTTCTTTCAGATAAGTCAAAAGGTTTAGCGTCAGCGTCCATCCCCCATGTAGGACGCTGAAATACTAGTTGCTGTAAATCTTTACAAGTGCAGTCAAAGTTTATTCTTCTATCTAATTGTAGAAGTCTAGCAAAATAATCTCCAGTCAGTGATTTATCATCAACTGTTTCTTTATGGCTTGAGAGAGTTTTATTAATAAATATCTTATCTAAGGTAAAAGAAATGTTTTCTGGTTTCTTGTATAAACCAAAGAATGGAAACTTGATTAACTTAAAGTTCTTCAAGTTCACCCCAGCTAGGACCAACTTCGAAATCTACCTTAATAGGACAACCTGGAATAGATAAGCCACGGTCTTTTTGAATACAACGACGAGTATTTTCAATGTATTCATCAACTAGATCTTCTCTGACCTCTGATACGATTGAATCGTGAACAACTGTAAAAGGACGAATCGCTTCAAGATAATCGTTATCTTCAATCCAATGAACAAGATCAATTACACCCAGTACGTTGATATCAGAAGCAACAGACTGAACTAAGAAGTTTACACCTGAACGGATAGCATGTTTAGATACACCTTGATTCGGTGATTTAGCTTCTGGAAGTCTACGCTTTCTACCAAAGAAAGAGTAGATAAAGGCATGATTCTCAATTTGTTGGTTAGACCCATCAATAAACTTTTTGAGAGCTTTAGCTTCATTAAAGTATTTTTGAATGAACTGTCGGGATTGTGCGATCGAGATCTCTTCTCCAGCTTTCGCATCTTTGTTTACTGTTTCGGCAATCTTCGCGGGACCTGCCTGGTACATAATTCCAAAGGTAATTGCTTTTGCATATTGTCTTTCATTTGGGTATTGTTTTTTAACTTGATCAACATCAACTGATAAGTTGAACATTTGCTTTGCAACATACGAGTGAAAATCGAGTTTATCAATAAAAGCTTTTTGTAAAAACTGATCACCAGAGAGCATAGCAGCATAGTAAACCTCTGCCGTGCCAAGGTCACACTGGATAATTTTATATCCTGGACGTGCTTTGAAAAGCTTTTTAATGTCTTTGTTGTCTCGTGGTATGTTTTGGTAGTTAAGATTACCGCTAGAAGATAACCGACCAGAGGTGGTCCCATGAATATTAAAACCACTACGTAATCTACCGTCATAGTCTACTCCGTTTCTAATATTAGAAATGTAAGTTCCAGCAAGCTTAGTCTTTTCACGAAGATCAAGAATCGCATCTGCTAATGGATGTCCCATATTAGCTAGAACTTCTTTGTCTGTAGAGGGGGCACCTGTATCAGTCTTTTTTGTTACTTTCATGTTAAGAATATTAAAGAACAACTCACGAAGGTGGTAAGTTGAGTTTGGATTGAAATCTTTACTTTGAGTACGCTCAAATCTTTGCACTGCTTCATGCATCATAATTTCTTCAAGACACTCTTCCATATCAATTTTATATTGTTCAGTTAAAGCAGTTAGCTGGTCAGTATCAATAGGACCGCCGTTTTTCTCAAGTCTTTTCATAGCATGGGTTGCGGGCAATAGAATAGTTTTGTATAGTGATAAAAACTCCTCACTCTTACTCACCAACGGCCAGAACTTCATATACAGTTGGAATGTCGCATCTGCATCTTTACAGGCATAAGGTGCAAGAATATCGCTTGGTAACATGCCATAGTTAAAATCAGCAAGCTTAACCTTATTTTTACGTGCCCAGTTCTTTTTATACTCGTCAAGTTCTCGCTCGTAATCACCAAGATCTGTAAATCTTAGGGCTAATGGTTTGAGACCGTGAGTTCCAACAGCTTCTTCCAAACAGTAGTGAAGCAACATTGTATCGTGATAATTAGGGAACTCAAAACCTAGTTCTGTCTCCATATAGTTTGTATCAAACTTTGAGTTGTGGAAGATACACATGCGATTTGCAAATAACATATGAAACCACTGTTTATGCGCATTTACAACGTCTATAGATACATATAAACCTTGATGTGGACGTGTTGATATAGCAATACCAAGAATTGTCCCTGTCATAGGAGATACTGAAGTAGTTTCAATATCGACTACAAGAGTTGGCGCATCTTCTAGTTCTTGTTTATATTGTTCAAACTGTGCTTCAGTTTCAATAAAACAATAATCTTTTTCATGTGTGACGAGATCTTCTCCAGACAACAACTTTGGAATTTGTGCAAAAGCACGTTTAATTTCGTCATCTAGCTGTGGTTTGATAACAGTAATATTAGGGTGCATAATGGGTAAATACTTCTTCTCAATAAACACACCATTATATTTTTGAACACCGGTCATACCAGCTACATACTTTAACGAGTCTGCTCCGACAGGACATAAAATCTTATAATCTTTTAATTCGTTTTCAATATCTAAATCAATATCTTTTTTCAGGATTTTTTCTTTTGCGCCATCGTGTAAAAACTTTACATCATAGTCTATTCCTGATAAGTATTTATCAATAATTTTATTAGGATCTTTTTCTGCTGCACTAGCAAAAACAAAACATACATCACTCATTTTAAAAAGGCCTCCGCTTGCCGTTGTGTCAATTCCCCTGGGTCTACGCCTACTGGTAGTTTAATGTTACGTGAGTAAATATCACGAGTGTTAAGAAGATCTGCAATCTTTGTAGCAGCCATCTGTCCCGGAGCATCAGGATCCATAAGGATATCTACACGAGTTACCCCGATTCTATCAAGAACTTCAAGCTTTTTACGGTTAAAGTTTGAAGCACCAAAGATACACAGGGTATTTTTATACCCAAGTTGCCACATATTTAACATATCAAATATACCCTCTACTAAAATTATATAGTTTGTGTTTTTGATTTTATCTAAAGGAAATAAAATTTCTGATACAGAAGTGCCTTGTGGCCTACGATAGTATTTTGGCTTACCAGAAACCATGCCCGCATATCTTCCCTCTAGAAATTTAAGTTTACCAAATTGATATACAGGTATGCAAATGTAATCTTTCAGTCCGAGGTGTTGAGTTGTAAATGCTTGAAACTCTTTCATGACTCCCCCGCTAATACCTTTGAATTCTCCAGCATATGTGTGACGTTCTTCTGGTAGATGAATTTCGTCTATCTCAATAAGTTTTCTAATTTTTTCTTTTAACTTTTTAATTTTATAAGGTTGTTTACTATCAACATCTACAATAACAGTCTCACCAATAGACTGCATAAATTTAGTTATACCACCAGAGAATCCACAACTCCAGCAGTGAAACATATTCTTTTCAAGATTATAAGAAAGACTTGGAGATTTATCTACATGCTCTCCGCTTGTACATGAAATAAGAATCTCTGCAGGATTATTTGTTTTACGGTACTCGATTCCACGTTTATTTAATAAGTCTACTAAATCCATTATTTACCTAATAAAATACTTTTTGTTTGATCTAAGAAATTTCTTTCTTCCTTAGAAAGAACTCCCCAAAATCTTAATAGTTGTAGGTAGATATCCCACACCTCTTGATTGTTCTTTCTGTAATAACCAGTTTTCATCAATTGTTTGAGATTATCTAGTTTTTGTTTCATAAATCTTGTGATCCTTCCTTTTTATCTGATCCAAATTTTACTGCTGCGTGAGGTTTTTCACTAACAACTTCCGACATATTAGGATTAATTTTAACACAAGACCAATCCATATGAACATCAAAGCTCATATGTCTGCCGTTACGCATTTTAGTTGTATGAATTGTGATTTTATTTTCAAGAGTTCTATCATCTGTCTCAGGGGGTGGAAAGAAATTAAAACTTCTATCAGCTGAATCAAGAATACCTTTAGCAAATCTAGCTTCACCCGTGGCATCAATTTGATAAGGAGATATCATAGTAATATCGTATTTACGAGATAAAGATTTTAGATTATCTGCTATTGTAATTTGAGTTTGCCAGTCTTTTTGATTATCATGTTTAACAATATTTACATAATCAACTACAGCCATATTAAAATTAGGATACTTTGAGGAAAACATATTACAATAATGATCAATACGATTGAGAGTTAGAGATTCATCATCGATCATAAATAATCTGTGATCTGTCATCTCAGGTTTCTCAATTTTCACTCTCTTTTCAAAGTTCTTGAAATCTTTTGTATATTCTAAGTGTTTTAACAATTCATCTACAGTGTCAGATGGTTTATAGAAAGTTTCAAATTTAGCTTTAGCTAATTGAATTTTTTGAGTATCATTCAACTGATTTCTGAAAATATCCAAGAACGGAACACCTGATACAATTGATAAAACTCTATCATACACCTCTTTGTATCGCATTTCGATAGTAAAGAAAGCGGTTGTATTACCTTGTAAAAATCTATTCAGAGCCAGGTTAAGAGAGATGATAGACTTACCAGAACCACGACGACCGCCTAATAAAATAAGTTCTTGTGTCGCAAAACCACCATTAACAGAATCAAACTCAGCAGATAATCCTGAAGGGTAAATTCTAAAATCATCTTCTGCGGGAAAGAAATCTAGCTCTGCCACATCATAAAGCTCGTCATCGTGCGGAATTGCTTGGTTTAAGTGTAAAAGATGATTTTGAAATTTATCAACCACTTCTACTTTTTCTAAGTCATCAAGATCGTCTACAAGCTTATCCATAAAATCGATAGTCTCGTCTCGAATATAATAGTCTTGCAATTGAGCTACTAAAAACTCATCATGAATCTGATCGTTTTTATTATCTTCTGCGCAGATTTGGTTTTCAATATACTCTTGAAGACCTATATCCTTACGCAATGCTAGAATCTCGTCCGTAGAAGGCAGACGAGTATTGGCTTTATAAAAAGATTTTATCTTATCATAAAGTACAGAATTAATACCAGTAAAGTATTGATTTAATAATTTAGAGTATAGATCATTACTCTGCGTATCAAGTAATCTACGCAGAGTTAGCTTTTGTAAGTCAATTGCCATTAACCAGCCTTAACAGGGAAAAGTTTATCACGAGTTACGGTTTTATATCCACCATAATCATCGTTTTTATAGATTAAGTAAGATTCTCTACCAGTTTCTTCAATTACTTTATCAATTTTTTGACGATGTAGCAAGAGAGAATCAAGTTTCCATGTAGCGAATTGTTGTCCTTCAAGAAGCCAATATATTTCGTAATGAACTCCTTTTTCTGGTTCAGCAAATTTACCGCATAAACCAGTTTTTGGGTCAGGATTAAACGGAGCAAGCTCTATCCATTTTTGTTTACCGTTTTCAAGGTATTCAAGATACTCTTCATCATATACTTCGCGAACTGTTGCAAAGCAATTTTCAGGAGCGTAAAACACTTTATCATTTTTATTAAAACGAACCTCAAGATCTTGTACTACATGATCTACTTTTGCGGCTTTGCCTTTTCCGCGAGCACGAATAGGAACATTCATTTCCATAAGAATGTTCTTAACACGTTGTGGAGAAATATAGTTGCGTTTAGCAATAGCAGATTGAGAATCACCGCTTAGATAATCATCTGCAATAGATTGCTTTTCAGTTTTTGAAAAAATCTTTGAACGAGCTTTTTTCTTTAAATCAGCTTCACGTTCTTGTCTGTCGTGGAAGTCTTTTATAATTTGATCAAGACGTTTAGTATTATAAGCAATACCAAGATGTTCACAAATAGACTTTTTAGTCTTTTTTGCTTTAATCATCCAGATAGCTTGACGAATTTTTGCCTCTGTGATTTCTGCCATAGATATCTCCTGTTATTATTACTAATAATAACATAAGTGAGTGCAATAAGCAAGATATCATTTAATGAGTTATGAGGTCATCATCTGCGAAATATACGTCTGCGATGATATTACGGATGAAACCTTTATCTGTATATACAACAGTAAACTTTTCATTAAAAAACTTATTTGTTCTATACATTTTTTCAAGATAGAAGGAGGAGTTGTAAGTTTCAAGAATATCTGTATATTCTTCTGATCCTTCAAGAACATCAGGAAAATATGCTTTAGCTAGTTTTTTATAATAATCAACTCTTGCCTTAGGGGGTAAGGATAATATGGCATCAATAGTTGATTCTTCAAGTTCATCAAGTAAGAAAGATTTCATAAAAAGATAAGGGATGGTGTTACCACCATCCCTCCTTAACAATCAGAAAGTTAAGATTGGTGATTACTCACCTGCAGCTTTTGGCGTATAGTCTGCACAGCTCAGACCACGGCGGGTCAGGACAGTTTTTACACCACGAACTGTTTTGTCGAATGAGGTTGCGATTTCTTCAACAGTTTGCTCAAGCATATCTTCGATACCCTCATAAGGATCAGACTTAACAGCTTTTTTATCACGCTGAGGAGCCTTAAGACCCATTGACAAGAGTTTACCACGGATTGAGTTAACAGAACGATTCATTGCGTCTGCAATCTCTTCGAGATAAGATCCACCTTCAACCATAGATGTGATTGTGGCTTCTTCTTCATCGGTGTAGGTGCGTGGTGTTACTTTCTTTTCAGCTGGCTTGACATGAGCTGTCATTTCCAGCGAAAGAGCCTTACCGTTAATCTGGCGTGCTGTAAATTTGCCATCCATGAAAGAATCAGCAATTTCTTCAGCAGTCATGTTACCAGAGTTAGCTTCTAAAAATGACGCAAGAGCATCAGTTTCATCAGCTGAGAATACAGGTGCTGCACCTGGCTTCTTTGGTACGTCATAGCCCAGCTTGCGAAGCTTTGCTGTGACTGACCGACGTGGAAAATCGAACTCACCCATCAGTGATTCGATGATATCTTCAGTTACTCCTGAATCTGCAACATCGTGCATACGAGTAACCATTTCATCAGTATATTCAAACTTAGACATGTATTGTTCCCCTCGAACATTAAGTTTTGTTGAATTTTCAAGAGTTTTCTTAATCTCTTGACTTTATATAGAGATATTACAGAAAAACTTTATAATAAGCAACTGAAATATGACAGCATTTGGTGACTTGGTTATTTTTCTTTTTATTAAAAATCACCGCTTAAGACTTCTTTTTGGCTTGACCAATAATCAATAATGGTTACACCAAGAGTAACAGCACGTTTATATTTAGACGATGTTGTATCACCGCCTGTAATAAGAGCATAACAATCTTTTGTGACTGTTGATGTTACTTTAAATCCTTTGCTTTCGAGACAATCTGCAAGATCACCACGAGTCATATCCAGCTTTCCTGTAATACACACTTTGCGAGCAGGAGCTCCAACTGTTTCTTCAACCGTGACATTTTGTTCTAGTTGAAGAGGCAAGGTTAAAACCCACTCTTCGTTTTCGTCTAACCAAGATAAAACTGAATCAACAGTAGAAGGGCCAATACCTTTTATTTCTGTGGTTTCAATATCTCTTAGATTTCTGAATGCTGGAATCTTGCTTATAATTAATTTAGAAGCACGTCTACCAACTCCAGGAATGCCAAGGGAAGCAAGAACAATATCATAAGGTTTGGTTTTTGTTCTTTCAATCTCAGCTTCGACTTTGGCACCGTTAGCACCAAGTTTTGCCCAAGGTTGATCATCAAATATGTCAACTGGGTGTGTTAGTCCCATTCTCTTAACAGAGGCAGGTCCTAATCCTTTAATATCAATAGTCTTGATAAAGTGTTCCAAAACTTTTGATGTGTTAATGTTATTACGATCTGCAACCAATAGTCTAGGACCATCTCGTTTTGTTTGCTGACCAATAGTCTCTTCTGCGTGATTTTTTGTAATCTTAATACCGTGTTGAGAGTGTTGCATTACACCAATAAACTTTGGTATAACACCGCCAGCACGCTCGATTTGAATTAGATCACCTAAACCTAAATTGTGTTCCTCAATAATACCTATATTATGAAGAGTGACACGAGAAATAGTAGCATCATCAATCACAACAGGATCTATAACTCCTGTAGGGTTTACAGTTCCAGTGCGACCTACAACCCATAATACTTCTTGTAGAGTAGTGATAGCAACTTCTGTCATGCGCTTTTTGAGAGCTACAGCAAATCGTGGATATTTAGAAGTATATCCGAGCTGTTGTGATTTTACATATGAGTTACAGCGATATACTGTTCCATCTTTTGGATAATTCCATGCACGTTCTTCTAGAACTGTAAAGAATCCCATTGCTGTTAGAATTTTCATACGAGGTTTATAGTCCATATCAACTCCAAGCCAATCATGTGCTATAAAATTAATATTTCTATCTTTAAACTCATGAGCAGATTTTAACCCAAGTGCGCCTGAGACATAGTTTCTGAAGTTTTCAACTTCATTATCTGTTACACACTCACCATTGACAACAATCTCATCAAATTCCGTGTCTATACGGTGAGGAACATTTTTAATCCACTCCGCAAGATGAGTTACATCTTCACCTTGTTCGCCGTTACCGCGAGTGATTGCCAGTTTAAGCTTGCCTCTGCGATAAACTAATGTAAGATTTGAACCATCAATTTTCGGTAGAATCACATCCATCCAAGATTCTACTTCTTCTTCACCTTCATAAATTTTGCGAAGTGAATACAACTTATAAGGATGAGTAATTTTACCAGCTGCACCGCCAACATGAAGAGTTGGAGAGTCATAGTCTCTCCACCCTTGAGCAGATTCTATAGCCTCAAGTTGATCATATAGCTTATCATATTCTGCATCAGACAGAGTAGGTGCAGATAAATCATAGTAAGCATGATTATGTTTTTGGATAAGTTGTTTAAGTTCTTTGTAATTCATATAAAGAATATAACAGAGAAATTAAGTAAGAATCAATAGAAAACTCGAAGTATTACGAGTTTTCTACCATTTTAATTAAGTCTTCAAGATACCAACGAGCTTTTTTAAGATCTTCAAGCTGTTTTTGTTTATCTTCATGTTTTAAGTTATATCTAGTAACATATTTGATTACATTACCTTGAGAAAAGCCCATATTCCATGAATCAATATATTTGGTTGTTTCAATACCTTTATTATAGTGAGGAGGGTGATTAACCATATCCGTATCACTGGAGAAGTTATTTTGTTTCTCTGGGGATTGAATTACAACGCGAGTAAGAGGTTCTCCAAAAGGTCTAGAATAGATAGTTTTTCCTCCATCTGGAGATTCATATATCTTTCTGTTTCTATTTTCTAGGTTTTTCCAAGCTCTTTCCTCTAATTCATTAGCAATTTTTTTGTCTTTTTGCTCTTCTTCTTGTAATCGTCTTACCATATACTGTTCATATGTTTCTCTCATGTGTTCTCCTATTTAGAGTGAGGTGGCATTTTTGTTTCTACAAACCAAACATGCTGACGTATTTTAGGGTGATACTTTTTCATACGAAGTTTAACTCCGTTTCTTAGTTGGTTCAGAGTTTTTGGATGAATGAAATGATATGAAGCAGAGTTTCTTTTTTCTCCTTCAGGAATCATCCATACCTTATTATTTCTATTCTTTTTTGCAGCCATCAAATTATTTTTTCTTTTACAGCTTTTAAAAGCTTCTGAAGATTCTCTTTTTTATTAAGATTAACACCATCAACCTCAATTTGAAGAATTTCTTCAAGTTCACGAAGCATAACCTTAACAGTTTGAGAACGATCTTCTTCTTCAATTATTGGTTTTTCGTAAATCTTTAATTGAACTAACTTACTTATAACACTTCTATAACCTTTTGAGAAATGTTCAGCTAATTTAAATACGTCTTTTTGACCGTCTTCAGTATAAAGCTTTATCAGCTCTGCTTCTTGTTCATCATTCCATGCTTTTACGCTCATTTTTACTCCAGTTCTAATTCTAATTGCTTGCTCCAAACATATTGTTGAGCAACAGCGTCGCTTGCATCTTCTAAAAGAGGGATCAAGGAACTAACTTCATCTGCAGGAATTGAGAATCCAGACTTAGTTGGATACCACTGACCTGTATCTCCATCCATTGAATATTCTCTAATATGCAGGTACAATTTTTCTCTAAATTCATTTATTGTAACTTTCACTGCGTTACCATTAGGTTTGTGAAATGCGGTTCCAAAATCTATATTCATATAATTTCTATTTTATCTGTATTAATAAAGTTTTTCAACCAGTTAGATACTGGGTATGCTTTAAAAACTTGAACCAATGAGTATCTAGTTTTATCTAACGATTGATTAACCATACCGTGTCCTACTAAGTCAGGATCAAATATAACTGTTTCTCCAGTTTTTAAGCTAAACTGTTCTATCTCATTATTTAATTGAAACTGATAGATAAAATCATCATTACCAGTTAAGGCGGTAACTGCTCTTAATCTAAAATCATCATTTGTTTTTGCGTTAATATTATTATCGTCTGTGTGAATAGGGATAATTTGACCAGGTTCTTGTTTATGTACTCTTATACGGGTAGTTTCAAACTCAAAAAAATCAATAAGAGATTTACATAAATTATAGTATTTAGTGTAAGTAAAATCTTCTGGATACTCAATAGATTTACGACGATAAAAGCTATGAGCATTTCCATCAACGCTCTTAATTGCTACTGCATCAACATTACCTGCTAAATCATAATCGTCATGAGGTTTAAAAGTGAGTTTTGATAGCCAAGAGTTATCAAAAACTAACTTTGTCTTAGCAATCATAAGCATATAAATAATCCTTTAATTTATCACCTTCTACAGGTCTGTCTAAGTAGTCTTTTCCTAAGATCCAAATATTTGGATTTTTATTATTAATTTGTTGTAGCCAATTTTCGTAACTGCTTTTAACACCTTTTAATCCTCTTGTATATTGTGCTCCAACTGTGTGAAAAGCGTTACTCCACCATATGACAGAATCTTCTTCAGGAGTGATTTGAGAAGTTAGCTTTTCTGGCGCCTCACATATATCACAATGAATGAAAGAATGATTTAGATTTTTATATCTATCCCAATGATCTTTAATATCTTTTTCAGATCCCCACCACTCTAGCTCTCGTTCCCATAGCTGATTTCTACTTAATTTTTGAGTTTCATTTCCACCTGTTTCATTAATTTGAAATTTCTTTTGTGCATAGTCTAAAAATAAAGGATAATCTTCGCCATTCCACTCTTTTAGTAATAACTTTTTAAAAGCTAAAGCAGCCTTGCTATAGTCGTAATACACTATCTCACAATTATCAGTAAATCCGTAATGATTTAATATCATATTAGGTTTAAAACTAGCAGCAACTGCATAGAGTTTTTTAATAGGTTTATCGATAGGGACATACTTTAGATCTGCATAATTTTCTGTATTCCAAAAAAATACACATTGTTGAGCGTAGTTAACTATATTAGTTATCCATGAAAGTTGATGTTCTAAATCTGCTGCACTAGTCGTAGGGTAAATATACTCTTTAGACTCGCGAATTTTTGGATGAAAATTGTATACCGTCAGATCATTTTGCAAACTAACATTGATAAAGTTCCAACCATCAACTAGAGGTGTACATATAGTTAGTTCTTCTGTTGGTTTTAAAGATAATGGTGTATAATCATCATGAATATTTTTAGCATGTCTCTCAGCCTTGACCACAAACTCTTCTCCACTATTTTTGTTACCAAAGACTGGTTTATCAAATTTTTTATAGTAGTTTAAATTAACCAACATACACTGCTTATGTAATCCATAATAACCTTCTTTGCCTGTTGGATTATTAAGGTTCTTTTTATTTTTATCCATAATATGTCCTGTAATAAAAAAATCTTGTTTTTCTACCCATTTCTCAATAAAAGTAAAAAACAAGGCATCTTTAATGATATGACCAACAGATTGAACTATACAGTAATCAACATCATGTTCTAAGGCTTCATCTAATACATCGTTAATATTATTCTTGACTATAATTGGTCCAAAGTATTTAAATCTTGTAAAAAACTCAGTAATTTCTTTATTTTTTTCTGCTTGAGTTAAGTTACTGGACATACGAGTATCATCATAAATCCCAACTACATAATTTTTATTTTTACCCATAATTCGTTTCATAACTTTTTACTACTAACTCTTCAAATTCTTTAGTTTTTACTCCGTGAACAATAATATGATATCTGTCTTCATCAGAATCATTGATATACGCATGTTCATTGCCTACGTCTAGCATCATAGCAGTTCCTGGTTTAAATGGAACAAAGCCTTCATGACCCTTCATCTTCATTTTACACCCTTTAGGATGATTAAGTGCAATATTAATAGGAGATAATTTATGGGTATCAGAGTCTACGTGAGGAGTGATGAACCCTCCAGGCTCTAACAGCATGAATCTTACTCTAAAATATTTTTTATAAGGAAAGACGTTTTTAAAAAAAGCAACTGTGTAAGGACATAACCCCGATATCTCAGTCCAACAGTATGGAGTTTCATCATTGGATTTATATCCATATTGTTCATAATGATTAGTCTTTTCTGATGAAATACCATGAATAGCTAAACTGCGCCAACCCTTATGTCTGTAACCACCTGTCCCATCTTGATCACGGTGTTTAACAAACTTATCTTTTAATGATACAGCTTCTTTTAGCATAGATTCATGATTGAAGTCTATATTAAGTTTTAACCAAGGCAACCCACTATCATTAACAATCCAGTTAAAATCTCTCATTAATATATATCCAACAATTCTTCATCAAAAGCAAAACTAGTACCACAACCGCATGAAGCACGGGCTCCAGGATTATCAACTTTGAGAAGCTTGTTCATTCCTTGATCTTCTAAGTCTATAGTAGTTCCGTACAAAAATTGTAGAGATTCACGATCTACTAAAGCTGGTGGTGACTCCGAAAACTGAATGTCTTCGTCTGTAATTTCTGAAGCCACATCAAAAGCATAATTAAAACCTGAACATCCTCCGCCGTAGACTGAGAATTTAAAATATTGTCCTTCTTCTAAATTCTGAGTAATAAATATTCTAGCTTTAGGAGTAATATCTGGCAACTGACCAGAATAAGACTCATCAATAATTGGAGCATTTCCATGAAAATCTTGTAATACTTTATCTGCAAGAGATGGTTGATGATTATCTAAAACCTTTTGAGCTAGTCTTGCAATTTCATTTTCATCTTTAGTTTGCTCTAGTTCTGCTTCAAGTTCAGCAAACCATTTATCTATTTCTGATTCGGAAGGGGCTTGATTCTTTTCCATGTGTGTTCTCAATAATTTCTATATAAGATTTAGCAACTGTTTCCCAAGTATTTGGTAATTCAACTTCGTTTGCTCTTTTGAAATACTCTTCTTTATCATGTGAGTGATAGATCCATTGTAACATTTTTTGTAAAGAATGTCCATCTGGCTCGTTCATAAATGTATGAGAATTCATCATGGTAAAAGAGTCACCTGGTTTTTGAGCAAAAACTTCTCCAGAAGTGATATCTATAGGAGATGGCTTAGTTTGCACTCTTAAACCAATATCATCTGGTATAAAATCTTGGTGAGGACCTTTATCTGGTAAAATAGGTAAACAACCACAGGCTACAGCTTCTTGGATATGCATACCAAATCCTTCTGCCCTATAAGGGTGCACAACAACTTTAGACGCTGCGAACAACTCTGACATATCTTCATCAGATAGCACACTATCAATATACGTTACTTTAGCACATCCAGTCTTATACTGCATTTTAACTATCTCATTTAGTACATTGTTCTTACCATAAATTTGTGGATTGTCTTTAATAATAAGTCTGGCATTATCATAAGATTTAAAACTTTTATGCCACGCATTTATAAGAATATCTAAACCTTTTCTCCATTGAGAATTACCGACATAAACAAAATTAAATTTGCTCGAATCTATTCCAAATTTGTTTGTAGGTTTTGCTTCCTTATTAAATACTTTATCGTTATAACCATTTGGGATAGTGCTAATCTTTTGAGGATCTAGACCTCCTCTGATTGCAATATTTCTTATATAATTTGAAGGAACAATAATATGGTCAGCAAAAGTTTCCCATTTATGTTGCCATTCAAAAGGTAACTTTGGGTATTCCCAAGGTTGAATGTAAATTACCTTAGTATTGTCATGTGAAGGCCACTGCCATATTGGTGGGTAAGAGTGTCTAATTTGAATATCTAATCCACCTTGTTTAGGATGTTCTTTTTCCGTAAGGGTTTTTATCTTTTTTATAATATGTTTACTTACTCCATAAGCAGGATCATATGAATCTAAAGGAGTGACATAGACATCATGACTATTACTTAACTCAATTGCTAGGTTACGATTAATGATAGTAAGTGAGTGATTATCGTAAAATTTACCGACTATTTCAATCTTCATTAGTAAGCTCTCCCAGCAAATTGTTTAATATAATTTTCAACCTCATCATGAGGTACAGCAAATAGTTTAGGCCATTGAGAACCACCTAGTCCTGAAGTTTTAAAATTTTCTAATTCATGATAGTTATCCCAAGTAACTTGAGACCAAATTTGATAAAAAGGATCTTTTTCAACTAAATCAGAATGCCCGATATTATTGATCTTTTCATGCAATTCATTATCAGGTCTACACAAACTCCAGTGTAGGGCAACTAGAGGACTCATAAGTCTGTTATTTCCTGCAGCAGATTTGTCTGTCCATCTTGCATAGGTATAAGTGCTATCTTTAGATGTAACAACTCCTTGATTCTCTCCAAAAAATGGACAATCATTTTCATCAGCTATGACTAAAATTTGTGAATTGCCTTCATCATCTGTAACAACTTTGTAAGGAGTAGCCCAAGTCATACAAATATCTCTTGTATCAAAGTAAGGTTCTGCTATTGGACAAAAATCGTAAAAGAAATCTTTTGCATTTACTAATACTTCATCAGCATCAAAAGAAAAGATCCAATCATAAGAACATTGAGATTTTAAAAAATTACGTTCATAATTATCATTTTCAATTGCAACCTCAGATTGATGAAAGTCCTCTTCAATGATTGAGATTTTTCCATCACCATCAATTTTAGATAAATCGTTCCACAGTGCATTCTCATCTATAGAAAATGTATTTCCGCTCCATGTTATACGATCTTTATCTATACCTAGTATAATTTCATCAACATAATTGTAATAGCGTTCAATTGATTTTGGTAAAAATCGATTTGCATCATATGATATTAAACTAATCGCACTTTTTTTCTTAGTCATTTTTTACCTGTGTATTATTTGAGGTTTTAGTATCTGTTTTTGAAACAGCTTTTTTGACAAAACCGAATATCCGAATACCACTATAGTATTTAGTTGCATCAGCGTTGCTTCCAGATACTCTTTTTTCGTTGAACTGTGAATTAACACTACTAGAATACTTAGTGATAGCGTCATTTAGATGATTAGCATGAACATGGTTTGATTGTTGACTAAATATTACAACTGAGCTTTGAGTGAGACTTGGTAATACATGGTTAAAAAACTCTTCATATGAAGCTTCATCTACTGGTGAAATATCAAAAAAACATACATTAAATTTATTTTTTGGTAAATCTGCTTTTTGAAAATCTGATTCAATAATTGATATAGACTCTCCATTTACTACATCAGGTTGTAGCCTATATCTATTAATATTAGTATCAAGTTGAGACTTCATATTATCCCAGATGTAACCTTCAGGTGCCCACTTATTAGGTTCTCTGTCATCATATTTAAAGTTATCTACACCAACTGCAGTAACATCATTTCCACGAGCAGCAGAAATTAAAGTAGCACCTTTGTAACATCCAATTTCTAAATAGTTTACTTTTTCTGCCGCACATAAATTATTAATTAAACAACGTAATCTGATAGAGCTAAGTCCAAATAGATCTCGCTCTCTTTCTGTTAATTTAGACTTTTCATTATCTGCCATTTCAAGCGAGGCTTTGACCCACTCATAATTTAACTTACCCATTATTTTCTCCTATTAAAAATATACTTATCTAACAAATAAAACGGTATACAGAACATCAAAAACAATACCCAAAAAACCATCAATGGTATTAACCATACTACACTAACACACAAGGCTAGCACGATTAATGTTGTGACTAAAGGACCTGCTTTTTCACGTTGTTTGTGTATAGAATTTGTTAACTCATCTTTAGTTATATACACCTTATCCATTTTTTATCTCCTTGTCCAGCGTTTTATAAAAGTTTGAGTTTGCCCATTTCGTCTGTAGTCGAGCGAGGTTTCTCATTTCCATCTTAAGTTTAGACTCATCCTTTATTCGCTTATTATCTCTTGATTCATGGTGAAAGATTCGTACAGGTATTTGATAGATGTGAAAACCATTTTGTCTTCCTGTAAGGCAGTAATCAACGTCTCTGTTGTATGTCCACTCAAAGGAGGGGTCAAAGTCGCCCACGGAATTGATAAACTTCCGTCTAATGTAGCAACCTCCAAATGTTGTCCATGCCACCTCCCTCGTGGAATCGTACTGTCCTGTATCAATCTCCAGCTCTGACTTAAATGTTCCCCCGTTCTCAAGAACCAACCCACTTCCAAAGTGATCTGGTCTTTCATCACTGAATTTGCCTCCTGCACATTGAATGTAATATTTGCCACTCTTGTCTCTTGCAGGGTACAATAGCAAACAACCAAACATTCCTGCTTTTGGATATTGCTCGACATATTCAAGCACCTCCTCAAACCAGCCGTCATGATGCGGAGTCATGTCGGCATGTAAAATAAAAATGTCGTCTTCAGGAAACTGATTCCACATTTTTTGAAACATTAGGTCAGAACCAATGCCTGCTACGTCTCTTTCATAATGTATATCTAATTCCCAAAATAAGTCTTTGTGTTCTTTTATTTCTTGTTCATATACATAGGGTGTTATGATTTTTACGCTCATATAAAATTATACTCTTTATGTTTCATATCATTTAATTTTATTTTTTAAATTATTAATTCGCTGTTGTAACCAATTTCTAATTTTTGGTTTATTGTTATTTAATTCAAGGTTTTGTAATTCAGTTTCAAGGACTCTTAGTAACATCCATTCATAACTAGATAACATTAGATTAACTTATCCGTCCATGTTTTAGGGGTTTCATCAGTTGTAAATTCTAATTGTAAATGATATTCAAACTCTTTTGGCTCCATCCCTTTTATCCATCCGACCATGTCTTTAATAGTTTGATCTACTGTAATTGAAGCATTATAATTGAATTCTTTTCTAATTTTATCTGAAGAACAATAGGCGTTTTTAACCTCTCTGGGTCTATCAGGAAAGTGGTTAAATGATGGATATATTTCACAATAGTGTCCTACTTTATAAGCTAATTGTTTGATTGAAATCTCATTATCATCAGGACCAATATTAAATATTTGTCTTGCAATGTCTCTATCAGTTGTCATCATTTTGTATACAGCTTCAATACAATCCAAAACATTTGAAAAAGACCTTGTTTGTTCACCGTCACCGTAAATAACGATTGGTTTACCTTGAATACAACGATTAATCATGATTCCCACAACGTTTCTAAAAGGATCATAATATCTCTGACCAATACCAATTACGTTGTGTGGAACAACTGTTACAAAATTTAGTCCGTGAATTTCGTTTAACATCTCAAGGTGTTCTTCAGCTTGGGCTTTCGCTAATCCATAAGGATCTACAGGTTTACGAATCATATCTTCTGTAAAAGGTGGTTGTTGATCTCCATAGCGAGCCATAGAAGAACAATTAATTAAAAGTCTTACATCATTAGCGATACAAGCTGAAGCTACAGATACTGTTCCAGATACGATTGAATTGACAGTGATTGCAGGAGAGAAAACACTTAAACCTTCATAAGGAAGTGCCGCAGTATGAAATACACAATCAGCTCCTTCACATATTTCAGTTAATAGAGCAGTATCTTGAATATCTCCTCTGATATATTGAGCGCGTTCAGGAACATTACCCTCAACACCACCTATCATATTATCGATTCCTACAACTTCATAACAACCTTTATTGATTAAATAACGTGCGTAAGTACTTCCTAGAAGACCAGAAATACCTGTAATTACTACTTTTTTCTTTTTCACCAAACAAACTCCTTTTTATAGTGATTGACTAACTCTATAATGTCTCTGTCAAAATCATGTTTTGGTTCCCAACCTAATTCTCTTAGAGGTTCGCATGAAATTGCATATCTTTCATCTTGTCCTGGTCTTTCATAAGAGAAATCACAATAATCATTTATTTTAGGTAGAGACCTATTGATTCTACCTAAAAAATAAGATTTTAAAATTTTGTGAACTGTATCAATGTTCCTCTGCTCGTACTGTGAAGAAATATTAAAAATACGATTTCTCTCTGCTTTTTCATAGAGTAACAGAATAGCCTCTGCTGTATCTTCAGAGTGAGTCCACGTTCTGTAAGGTTTACCCATGTTGTGAAGTTTTATTGATTTTCCCCGTGTCAGTCTTTTTACAGCAAGTGGAATTAATTTTTCTGGGTATTGATAGAAACCATAATTGTTGGAGGGTCGAGCGATTACATATTCTAACCCATGAGTTCTTGCCCAGCTTTGAATTAACAGATCAGCTGCAGCTTTAGATGCGGAATAGGGATTAGACGGATTTAACACAGCAGACTCATCAAACTCACCTTCAATAATATCACCGTAAACTTCATCAGTAGATATTTGGAAAAATAAAGGTTTATCAGAACGAATTACAATCCTATTATTTACAAGTTCTAAGAGATTTCTTACACCATCAATATTAGATTGAATAAAGTTTGAGCAGTTTTGATTTCCAATATCAACGTCAGACTCAGCAGCAAAATTAAATATGACATCACACTCTGGAAGCCAGTCAATATCTTTGATGTCTCCTTGAATGTAAGTAAAAAAATTACGATCATAGTATAAATGAGCAAAATTTGCAACGTGTGTTGATTTATCAATTCCATACACTCTCCAGCCTTTACTTAAGAGTAGTTGTGTAAAAGTTGTACCTATAAATCCTGCAAATCCTGTAATAACTGCTATCTTATTCATTACCATCCTCAAATATAGGAAAACATATAATTTTTTTGTACAACTCCACAGAATTAGATAATCCTCTTAAAGGGTGATAGTACTTTTTGCAATCTTCATCTGGAAAGTCATTTTCAGTCATTTGTCTTTCAAATATATAAGGCAAACAAGAGGGTAAAAAATTATCTTCGTCTGAATAGTTTGGAAATACAGTTCCTTGAAATTGTTTATTAATTTCAAATAGTTTATTGAAATAATTATCAAGCAGTTTTTTCTGTAAATCATCAATATTAAACGAATCCCAATATTGAAGAATTGCGGAAGCAGAGATTTCACTCATCTTAAAATTACTTCCTCTTTCATTAAATTGTCCATTTACCAATCCAAAATTACAAGCAATTCTAACACCTTCTTCAAGGTGTCTATCTATGATAGCTAAACCTCCTTCTCCGAATCCTAAAGGTTTTGTATGATGAAGTGATACAAAAGATGCCTGTCCTAAATTACAAGTATTTATTCCGTTGTAAAACGTATAAGGAGTTGCAGCGTTGTCAAATATAATTATTTTTTTGTGTTCTTGAGCATACAACAAAATATTATCAAGATCTTGAACGTTTCCAAAACAGTTTGTTACTATATAGATTTGACCGTAATTATGAGCAAACTCATCATAAATATTCATATTACAGTTTTGATCTACATCGACAATAATAGGACCGGTAGCTGGACCCTGAGATGATGAAGGAAAAGTAAAATCTTGTGTAGCTACTCTCAGATTAGAATTATTTTGTCTCATCATTGCAAATAGAATAGCATGAAGTGCTGATGTTCCTGATGATGTTGCTACAATAGCCTTTGATTCAGAAATTTTTAACATCTCACGAGCACGAGTTTCAAGCTCATTTATAGCCCAGCCACCGTTAGTAAACTGATTAGTTTTATGAGCTGGTTCTAAATATCGTGTAAGAGTCGAATAGTCGATCTTTTTATGAGCTACGTATTGCATCGTAAATAGTTTCCCAATTTATGTAAGGTGTTATGCAATTGTCTTGTAAATGAGTTGCGTGACCAGGTACAGGACATAAAGCTCCTACTTGTGCAAAGGCTTTCCAAGTCCAAGTATCATCAGCAAAAACTCCAGCCCTAAGTAATTCATATTTATAGTGTAACCATAATTTACCAAGCGCTGCAACTGTGAGAGTAGCGCTCGGTATAGAGCGAAGGTGCCCAAAAGGACCTGCGTGAAGTTCAGTATCTTTATGTCTATCAAGAGTGTAGCGATCTGGATAATCATAAGGAGCGTAAAAGCCTTGATATCCTTGTTTAAATATTTCTTTCATTGCCAAAATCGCATGATCAACATGAAGATAATCATCTTCACATATATAAATCAGTTCATCTGGATTTTTTTCTGCAACTGCAACAAGATGTTCCATAATCTCTGGACATGAATTAGCAAGCACTGGGTGATAATCTGGATATGGATGGTTTGCTCTTAGTTCAGGTAAAGGAGTAATTTTGTGAACTCTAAATTGAGCTTTTGTATTATTTTTCATCCATTCTAAGGTTTTTTCAGATGTTCTATCATCAATGATAACTATCAAGTCTCTATCGTCTAGACCAGATTGAATTGACAGATAACATTTACGAATAATCTCTAGCTTGTGTTTTCCGTTCCATCTAATACCATCACCAGTGACTTCGTCTCCTAAAGACCCAGCTGTAAGATTCGCTTCACAACTTCTAAAAAAAATAATCATTGTTTTGGAGGCTTCTCGGTGATTATACCGTGTTTAAAGAATTGACGATCACCCATGTCTTCAAATAAATGTTCGCCAGAGCTAAGAGTATTATCGTTTCCGATATTTGTTTTTGATGTGACTGTAACTGCATTAGCAAACCAGTTATCGTCACCTACTGTACAGTATCCAAGCACTGTTGCATAAGTTGTAAATATATTGTGGCTTCCCATCTTTACATCATGGTGAACAGATGCGTAACAATTTAAGAGATTAAAATCACCAATGTTAGCGTTTGCATTCGTCATCGCAAAACAGTTTAAAACGTTACCGATTCCTAAAATAGATGTTTGCGATAAATGTGCCTCGTTTGCAACAATATTTGGATAATGATACGCATTTCTAGGGTATAGTTTATCAAGATGTTCTAAAAATTTTTTTCTCCAAACTCTGTGTCCTGTGCCTAACATAAAACTAGCTTTAATATCATAATTAAAATCGTTTATACCTTCATCATTTATTAACACT